AGGATCAACCAACATCTGGAACTTAGGCTGCTCTTCAATTCGTACAGGCTCCCACCCTTCCCGCGTTTTAGCGGAAACGTTCTTGGCGTCGGACTGTCCCATTGATGCAACCCGAATCCAACGATATTCGTACCCCGGCTGTTTGTCTGGCTCCGGTAATGCTGAAGCAGGCATCCAAGCCTTTGGGCGCTCTACGTTTGATCGGTTTTCAAGTTCGCGTGCAAGTCTATTTTCTGCCATTTTAGTTCTCCATTGTCTTCGCAAATTCCCGAGCATATTGCTCAGGGGTTAAACCCAATTTTTTCGCAATCGTCAACTGAGATTGCTTAAGCACTATCTTTTTGGAGGATGTGCTACGCGATGCCGGAGCAACCACTGTGGCAGGTTTTTCGGTGCGCGTAACGGGCTTGCCGCCCCCGTTCGTCGTTTTAATCTCTTCTTCCTCGAATTGTTCGGGGAAGCGTTTCCGTATGGTTGTGTCCACACGGTCCCAGTATTCGTCAGTACCTACAAAGCCTTTACCGTACTGTTTCTCTAATTTCTGATGCAAGCCAAGTGCAAGGCTTGTCATTTCCTCGTCTACACCAAACCACGTATTGCGCTCTTGCCACGCAAGTGTCTTTTGGTCTGGACGAGGCACTTGTACCTGTTGCTGCTGGTTACTATTTACTTCAATTTCGGGCGCTTGTAAAGAGGGTTTGTAATCTTTTATGCGCTGAAGTTTAAAATTTACTTCTGATAGTTTGGCTTGCGCCTCTACCACCTTGTCTGAATCCCCGGCCTCGTATGCCTCTTTGTAGGCACGTTTAGCCATCTCCATCTCAAGTTCTGCCGCCCCTCTGGCTGTATCGAGGAAGGATTTTTCCCCCTCAGTCAACCTAGATTTCAGGCGTTTATTCTCCTCAAGGGCGTTTCTAGCAAAGGCTAAAGCCTCTTCACGCTCCCTTGCGGCTTCATCTTTGGCCCGGCGCTCGTCGTGCCAAACCTTTTTCATCTGCTTCAGACGAATTTTTACTTTGTCAGAGTAGTCCTCTAACTCGTCTGCCTCTAATTCTTGGACAATTTCCTTGGGGAGCGGCGTTCTATTACGGTCTTCCTCTGGCGTGTCATCCTGAATTTCGATGTCAACTTCGGGTTTTCCCTTAGCCTCTACTTCTTTTTCTACGGGTTTACCCTTATCGTCACCTTCTACTTCAAACTCAAAGTCGTCTTTCTTCTGCTCTTCAGCCATGTTTTTACTCCTATTTGCGGCTGATTCCACGGGGGTCTTCAACCACTCCCTCGACAGAATCATCGTTGATGATGCGGAACTCACGACCATGAATCTTTAGCCGCGTACCTGCGTGGGGGCGCACGAGAATAAAGTCCCCTTCCCTACACCAAGGCCCACTTGGGAACCTCGCGGCGTCCTTATAGCAATCTGGCCCCATCTTTACGACAAAAAGGACTGTAGTTAGCAGTTCTTCATGCTGGAGAGTTAGGTCAGATTTAAGAATCCCGCTTTCGTACTGCTCTTCGATGTTAGGAATTCCACACAAAATGCGGTATCCCGAGGGATCCGGTAACTGCTTGGCTTTTCTATCGTCAGTGTCGGGTAGTACTGTTGCCTCGTTTGGGTCATCGGGGTTTGTGCCGATTAATAGTTCACTCATCAGAGTCTTCCATCCTTTCTTTTGTTTCAATAAGAATATTGTTTGCGATCAAAAGTCCACGGTAAATACCACAAGCGTATTGATACGCCCCAAAATCTTTGGCATTACCTAGAACGGTGTCGTTTTCAATTACTTTCATTTCCTCTCGTATCTTGTCTGAAAGATACTTAAGTAGGTCATTACTCATTCATTGCCTTTCTTTGGTGGTTTGGAACCTTGCGCCCTTTGTTGAGCGATTTGTGAGCCGAGTCTTATACCTTCTAACTCCATCTTGGCATCTAGGTCGGCTTTATCTTTTGCGGTCTTAGCACCAACTTGCATACCTGCAATCTCTTTCTGTGCCTCAATCCGTTGTTTCTCAATCTCAAGTTGGTCTGCCTTTGCGGCGGCATCCAACTGATCTTTAGTGGACTTGCGTTGCAGTTCGGCCTGTTTGAGAGCCAATTCTGCTTGTTGCATCTGCACGATTGGGTCTTGTGCGACCTGTTGTGCCTGCTGCTGTGCTGCCTCGGCTTGGTTGCGTGCGAGAAGTTTTTGCGCTCCTGCTGCTGCCAAACGAGAAATCTGTACTTCCATATCCTCCGACATATCTTGGTCTGGCGCCGGATAGGGTACGCCAAGTTGCTCTTCCAACTGACGACGGTACTCAAAGGCCACGTGTTCTTGAATGTGCGCAGCCATTGCAGCCATCATCTGATTAGCCATCGGTGACTGACCAACCATTTGACGAATTTTTGGATCTTGCATAGCAGACATATGGACAACGATATGCGCCTCGTGGTCTTGGTAAATAAATGCCTTGACCGGCTTGCCAGTAAGAATGTCCATGTTCTCAGAGACTGGATCGCGTGGCTTCTCGTCGTCTTCCATCGGTACTAACTTAGAAGCGTTCTTGATCCCAAGGACCTCAAGCATCTGCCGATGTAGGTATGGCAAGTCATATAACTGAGGAGCCTGCTGGGCCAACTGCATCACTGCTTGATATTGGACAACCTTCTGCGACATGGTTGCCGCGTTGGGGTCACTTACAGGGATAACGTAGACCTGATCGTAGTCCGACTTCTTAGCCCGTGGTGGGCCTTCTACCGGTTCATACGAGTAATCCTCGGGGGTGTAGTCGCGGATAATCGTTTTAAGGAGTTTGAACTCCTGCTTCATGCTGTAGTGAATCCGCGCTTGGACAGCGCTCATCACTTTTAACGTCCGCTCTAATATAGCCAACGTCGTCCCTACAGGGGACTGAGCACTCATGTCGGATACCTTCAGATCTGCTGCACTAGCAAATCTACGACCTTCTTCAACTATGGTGCCCAGTAGACTGTACAACACCTGCGACGGCTCCTTGTATGGGAGCGTCATGATGTTATCTTTGATCGTGCCGGAGGCTACATCTACATCTCGGAATTCTGCCGGAGAAATCGGCGTGTCATCACCCTTAACCCGAAGACCTTTTGTTTTGAATCCTCCGGGGAGATTCGAGAGAGTACCTGCGTCAACAAGTTGGCGAATAATAGAAGTGCCAGACTTAGCAAAAGCGCCAATAAGATGAATGAGACCAAAAGCGTAGAAACCAAATCCCGGGATGTATGAATAATGGACAAAATGATTGCGCTTTTGCTTAGTATCATCATCTGGGTTCCAATTCCGGCGGATTGCTAGGACTGTTTGCGTACCTTTTTCAATAGTAACAACGTAAGGCAGAGCAATGCCCGTCGGCTCCCCATCGTCGTCTTTGTCCTCGTATCCGGGTAGATCGAGGTCAACGTGCATCTCAAGTATCTTGTATCGGTCATCAGATGAGGCACGGAAGCCCATCTTCTCAGCGATTTTCTTTTCAACCTCGTCGAATGCTTCAACTGGATCACCAAGTTCTACATCTGCATAAAAACCTGCTACCTGTAACCTGCGCAGTTCATTTTCCGTCTTACGCATCACGTGGGTTACACGCTCGGCGTTCTCTAAATTAGACGCCCCATACGGAACCACAACGTCCTCAGCAGGTACAAACAGAGATACTTGACGCTCAAGATAGGGGTCGTAATAAACTTTCTTGAACGCATTACCAGCCAGACCCAAGCCCCACAACATCCGCTCGTGCTCAGGCCGATACTCGACCATCACATCGGTTAGTTGATAGTTCATGTCATCTTTTACACGGAGGGCTGCTTCTCTCTTCTCTGGTGTCTCTTTACCAATAATCTGAGTCTTGACCGGCCCCTGCGCTGGGAAGGTCTCCATGATCGTCTCGGCTTGGAACTTGACGAGAGCCTCACTTAATAGCGGGTGGTGCACACCACAAGCCCCGGGCCAAGGCTCGGTGCGATCCTCAATCTTCATGCCCAGCAACTCTAGGCCATCTACGTATGTCTGCATCCAGTCCTTGCGACTCGATGTATCTTCTTCAAACTCGCCAATTAGATCACCGCATAACTGCGTTAACTCTTCCTCGTCCATCTCTTCAGCGAGGTTGGCGTTGAAATCGTCTTCAACTTCTACTTCCTCAATCTCCAGTATGGGCTTACCGTCGATGCCAATACTTACCCGTTCGGGATCTTCTATCTCAATTTCAATATCAGGCTCCATTTCTTGCCCGAGCAGTAAATTTTCATCCAACCCCATCGGGGCTTGTCCTATTGCTTTGTCAATTGCCATATTCTGTCCTTATCTAAACGCTGGGCCTGTAATCCAAAGGGTCGCAGACCTACGAATACCTTTTGTAACCGAAGTTACGCGGTGTGGATAAAACGAAGGAAACGCAATTACAGATCCTTTTTTAAGCGGAATGACTTCCTCTTTAATCTGCAACTCACCACCTTCAAATTCTTGGGGGTCATTTAACAAACAAATTGCCGTAATTTTTCGATCCAATGGTTGCCCAGAAAGAAGAAATGTATCTATATGCCAATTGTAATGCTGCCCATCTTCATATTCGGCATACTGAATCTGTTGAAAGGATTCCACATCTAAGTTCCAATCATGGAACTTATTTGCCTGTAGCCCAATGTGGTACATAACTCCAGTCATCCAGTGGTTCTCTTCTATAAAACGAATCGTTGTATTTCTAATCTTATGGTTTATTAAGGTATTGTCTTTTATACCCGCATCCATAGGACTAACCGTCACAAAATCCTTAACCGCCAAATCACACAATATCTCGGGTATCCCAACCAACATTAGTAGTACCCCTCAAACTTCCGCCTAAACGAAGGTAATTCATCTTCTTCGTCTAACAGGGTACGGATATACCCACCCTTGCGAAATCTCATCAACGCGAGGGATACAGAGTCAACATAGTCATCATGCTCCCCGGCAGGAAAACTTGCAACCTCCTCGATTACTTCCTCCGCCCAGTGTGTGTTCGGTGCCCACACTCTACCACTTGCAAATATGTCTGACACGGCGTTAAGTCTTGAAATTTTATCGTTACCTTTACTTGGAGTGAACTCCTGAACAGGAATTCCCATTGCCCGCATCTCGTAAATCAGGGGCGCCCCAGAGGCTTTCTTCTCAATAATTACGCTGTCTGGCTCCCACTCTTTATATTGGTCAATAGCCGTCTGCTTCAGTTTTGGGAACTCCATACGCTCCCGAAAAGCGTTCAAAAGTATGATGTTTGCCTGCATCAGCCCCGTTTCATCCGGGTGATAAAAGACCCCCCAGTGGGTTAAGGCTGAATAGTCTGCCCGGTTGTTCTTCTCAAAGGCCGTATCCCACGACATCAGGGTAAATTCACAGCCCGGCGCCTCGTCATCCTCCCAAATCTGCCACCATTCGCGTTTTACAATGGCTGTGGAGTCACTTGTAGGCTGCTGCTGGTACTGAGCCATCCACTTGCCGTGGGGTAGTTCCTTTTGGAGGGCTTCTAACTCTTTTCTAGGCCAGAACTGAGGCCACAACGGCTTGCCGCTGGGCAAAATCGCCGGAAATTCGATGACTTCCCACTCCTCACCCGACCTTTGGCTTGCTGCCTTGAGCACTTGACCCGTCAGATCCTTTTTACTCCACCGAGTCATCACAACTATGATCGCTCCACCCGGCTGAAGACGCTGCCGAGGGCCTGATGTGTACCACTCGTAGGTCTTATCGTAGATTTCTGGGTTTACTTCCGCCTGCGCAGCCTCTTGCTCAGAGTGCGGATCGTCGATAATAAGGATGTCGGCACCTTTACCCGTAACAGCAC